CCTTCTCTTACGAGGAGAGGATGATGCCATCCCGGTTGAACTGGCCGGGCTGGCCACCCTGAAGTGGTTTATACTCGTATAAATCATTTCTAAAGTATACTCCTTGGTTAGACTCCTTCCGTAATAGGAAGCTTTAGTAAAGGAGACAGTTCCAATAAATTCAAAACCAATGAAAGTACAATTTATTATACTTAAATGGTTGGCTTTATGGTTCTATCCCAATACAGGCCAATCCTCTGAGGCTATTAAGGAAATGTTTGATAAACTTTCCATATGGTCACAGACCAAAGGAAATCTTTGGGTGATTCTTCACCTTAAAGAGATCCGTCTGCTTTATACTAGACACCTATGTGGTGATCCAGTCTATAAATCAGCTCATATCATAGGGATTAGAAAGGATGGTTTACCGAAAGGTTTTCCAATTCTTAACTCTATATTCCTTAAAAAGGATAGAGAATCGGTAAGCTTCGTTTTAACGTTGCTTTCTCTTTCGAGAACAATCAAGGCTTGGAAAGAACCAAGTACTTCAACAATAACAGCCAGTTATACTGGAGATGTTACTGATTTTGAGGTATATCGTAAAGATATACTCAAGATACTGAAATATTTTGGTATCAGTACAATGACCTTAAATTGGACCACTTCTAATTTACACTATTCAATTAAAGCTGGACCTGTTGGTCTATCGACATGGTCAGCGGTAATAGATGCTGCTTTCCTTACTAAAGATCAAATCGATAATATTAAAATATTATCATATGATTTGTATCTTTATGTTCTGAACTGGAAATCATTAAAAACCTCCGATATTATCGGGGCTTTTATGAAGCCAGGGAAAGAACTTAGAGAGGTGACACGAAAATTAAGTGTTGTAAAAGATCCAGAAGGAAAATCACGTGTTATAGCAATCTTTGATTACTATACTCAAACGTTATTAAGATTGTTTCATCAATCTTGCTTTAACGCTTTACGGTCATTTCCGTGTGATAGAACTTTTACTCAGGATCCCATTGTGGATTTTGATGGACCCTTTTACAGCTTTGATTTAAGTGCAGCTACTGATCGGTTCCCTTTGGGGTTCCAAAAAGTAGTTACATCCATATTACTTGGCTGTCCTATAAAAGCTAGAGCAT